AGAGGTATTGTTTTCCTCCCAATCTGCCCAATCACAAATGTTCTCTAAATCAGGAAAGGTTTCCCAGATTGCTGTTTTGTACTGATTCCATAGGGAGTTGGAAGTCTGCATCAACTTTGTCATAGAGTTCAAGGAATGCTTGTTTGGTTTCATCATCAAATCGGTTCACACAAACTTGAATTGCTTTTGCTTTGTCTTGGAAGATTGAATATGCACGAATAATATGGACAAGTCGTCGAGTGCTGATGATTTCATCAATACCACCATCGTAGAAAGTCTTACGAATAATGTCTGCCCAGTCAACAAGACGTTTGCAAAAATCTTCATCAGAAACACCAAGGTATTCTGCAACATTGACAACGATCTTCGATTCTTGGGCAGGAGTAGGGTATTCTTGCTCGAAAGTTACAGGAAATCGTTCCAAGAATGCTTCGTTGAGAACATTGGTGCCAATAAAACGACCGTCATCGCTGCCTTTACCTTTAGTATTTGCAGTTGCAATAACATTGAATCCATCCTTTGCTTTAATGTATGTACCAATTTTTTTCAAAAACACACCTTTGCCTTCAAGGATGGACTGGAGACATAGAATCTTGTTGGAAGCAAGGTCAATTTCATCGAGTAGCAAGATTGCTCCTCTTTGGAGTGCTTCAATGACAGGTCCGTTATGCCAAACAGTTGCCCCATTGACAAGACGGAAACCACCAATAAGATCGTCTTCATCAGTTTCAATAGTAATGTTTACACGAATCAATTCACGTCCAAGTTGAGCACATGCCTGTTCAACAGAGAATGTTTTACCGTTACCTGAAAGACCCGTAATAAACGTGGGATAGAAAAGACGAGATTGAATGATTTTTTTGAGATCACCAAAATTACCAAACTTAACGAAGGTATCATCTTTTTCGGGAATAAGATTTTGTTCCACAACGGGAAGAGCAGCAGGAGCTTGGTATGCTTGCTCTATTTTATTTACAACGGTCGGAGTTACTTCCAGATTCCAACGACCACGAGCAGTCTTATAACCAGAAATTTTATTGGTGACAGTTTGATAGTTGCATTCATTCATAACACACCACGCACGAATATCTGAAGCAGTAACACTGCTACCATAAAGAGATTGAAGAGAGGTGCGAATGTATTCCGAAGAAAGAGTCATAATGTTGGTTTGTTTCAACTGAATTATTATAAAGCAGAGTGGGGCAGAGTCGGAGGTAGAGTGGACAGTTCAAGAATCGGACAAATACTTTTCCAACTCCTGAACCAATCTTTTTCTAGAATGTCTTCTGTCCAGTTCAATACCGACAGTACGACCATACTCCTCAAGTTCCTTCTTTGACATATCATGTAGTGATACGTCACTTTCATAAGAAATGGATTCAGCAACTTCTTCTTGCTCAAATTCCTCTACAGATTCTTCTTTAACTTTAAATTCAGAAATTTCAAGATTTTTTACTTCAAATGTGGGAGTTTGAGTAGGTACTACTTTTTTACTTCCAACTAAATCTCCAAATCTAGACATTTTTAATACCTATACTATAAAAATATTTATCAAGCAACAAGTTCTACAAACTCATTCAAAATTTTCTTATTCATTTTTTTACTTTTCAAACTCTTAACAAAAGCACTCTTAATTTGTGCTTTTGTTGCAGTTTCGTGAACATCAAATTCAGAATTTTGAGAAAGAGAATTTGCAGAGAGTCCAATATAAGAATGATATCCAGAATTTTTAATAGAAAATGCTCTTTGCTTTTTCCAATCATTTTGGACTTTATCAAAATTATCTTTAACGTAACGTCGAATAAAAGAATTTGCATCACGAGACTCCAGAACACGAATTCCAATAAAATTGGTATCAATAAATTTATCTCTCAGATTACGAAGAAGAGTATCGGTAATTTCAAACCAATCACCACCAAGAAAATAAGTATTGCCTGTTTTACGATCTCTGAGAAAAGAATTTTGCCCAATGCTTCCAACACCAATAAAAGATTCACTTTCCCAATGTCGTTTGATTTCACGATGATACTTTAGACAATATCCCTCACCATCAGTCAAAACAACACATTGAACTTTTTGAGTTTTATTATTCTTTTTAAATTGAGGGATAATTTGATGAAGTGCAATCATAGTCTCATTTAGAGGAGTACCAGAAAGACCCAACCCTTGAGGTGTTGGATACGTTGCGTAACGACTATTGGACCAACCCAAACGAAAAATATTTTTCATTTGATGATCCAGTGTCTTGGAATTTACATTATGAGTCAAAATATTCATCAAAGAAAACCATTCACCGACCTCCATCAAACCATCCTTTGCTTCATAAGAACGCATACGGAGAATTCGATTTTCATCTTCATCATACTTTACACGAGGATACTCGTTAGTAAATGCATAAACCTCAAAAGGAATACCAACTTTTTTACAAAACCAGATAAGATTAAATAATTGTTTCATGGTGTCTAGCATAACATTGCCCATAGATCCAGACCAATCAAGAATAAAAATCAATCCATGATTTTTACCATCGGCAAGAGTAGTAACTTTCTTAAAGATATCTTCATTATATTTGTAGGTGTGGAGTTTAGTGCAATCCAAAACTCCAGTTCGTGATGTCGTAGCACGAGCATACGAGTCTGCTGATTTGCGACATTCAAATTCTTTTACAAGGTAATTGACTTCTTTTTGTGCAGACTTCTTAAATTTAGCAAATTCAATATCCACACAATCAAATAGTTTTGGATCATAAGGATCTTTCCATGTTTCATCACAAATATTATGTATTTCTTGATTGGCAATAACAATATTGTCAAGATTTACTTTTGGCAATTCAATATAAACATTTTCAATCCCATTCACAGAAGTAAGTTCTCTGATTGCATCTTCCAGAGAATCCATAGTTTTAACTTCCAGATCTTCATTTTCATTACCACTCATATCTTGAGTGGTATCACCCATTTCTGGGGTGGTTTCATTAGAAGCAGTTCCACCATAAGAATTCATTTCATCAACATTTTCTTGCTGATCATTCTCACCTTCCTGCTGATCAAAAAATTCAGATCCAGGTTGATCAGAACCAGAAGATTGAGACTCTAAATTGTCAATAGAAATATTGCTTTCTTTTTTCTGTTTTTTTGTACAAAATTTATAGAGGAATTCTGCGGCAATAAGAACATCAGAAAAAGTCTCACACTCACCAATCATGCGAACGATGGGCATCTCATCAAAATCATCAAAAGGAACATTCACAAAGTTCCCAATCTTATAATAAAGATTTACCTTGTCGGCAAGATTATAAGTTTCAAGATCATCATCCCCAATTTGAAAAAAATCATCATTAGAAAGTTCTTGATATCCTTTATAAAATGTTTTAGAAAGTCCCGCATAACGACGTTTCATCATCTTCTCGATGCGAACATCTTCAACAACATTCACGAATTGAGGAGGAACTTTTACTTCCTTCAACCAATCACGGTCTGGTGTATAAAGTGCATGGCCGACTTCGTGTGCCACCAACATGTCATAGATCTCATTACCTGCCCCTTCCCACATCGGCAGTGTCAGCACACGAGTATGAACGTTAAAGCAGGCAGTCTCTACTTTCTTGTGCTCTACCACCAGGTCCTCAGTAGCAAGCAGTTTAGCAAGTTGGGATTTGATTTCGTGATTGACTGGCATTGGTTTTTTGCGTATGAAAATATCATACAAAAGAACCTCCCTTTTTGGGGGAGGTCATGTGACGGATTTTAAAGTGTCTCAATGCTTCTCTTCGAGATCGCATTGCTTGAGGTTTAAGTTTTCGTTTCTGTTCTTTTTTGGAGTGATGTTGCCAGTTAGGTGTTGTCACTTTTTATACCTTTGATACGTTTCCAATCATTATACATTGCTTGAAGAGACCAACTAGATGCTAAACTGATTGGACCACTATCAAGCAATTCTATCTGTTTTTTTGTAAGTTTTTTTATTTTTTTGTAGTCTTCCCTCCAGTTAATCATGGCATCATACGCGAGAAACCTTTTACTTTGTCAAACCTTATGACACTTTCAAATTTGTCATGTAAATCGGACTTATGAGAAATTACAAAGATATTAGCATCTTTAATAACATAACGTATAATCTTGAGAAACTCTTCAGTACCAAATCCATCAAGAGAAGAATCAAATACCTCATCCATAATCAGCAGGTTAGTATTGACGGAGTTTTTGAGTTTTGCTACCTCTCTCCAAGTAAAGAGTAGAGCAAGATCTATCCTCATTTTTTCACCCTCACTAAATGAGGAATATGAAAAATCTTCATGGATAGGTGACTCAACAGTTTCATTGAATTCTTCATCAAGTTTAAAATTAATGAAGAAGTCCATCATCTGCAAATAACGATTAACCTGCTGATTTATGAACGGAAGATACTTCTTAATGATCTTCGTCTTAACGCCATCGTCCTTAAGTAAGGAATAGGCAAAATCGTAATGAACGATTTCCTGTTTTTTATTTGAAAGGTCTTCTATTGTCTGTTGGAGATTTGTTTTAAATTCTTCTAACTTCTCATGCTCAGAATTTCGGTTTGCAAGGTTCTCGGCAATAGTTTGAATTTCATGCTCAAGATCTCTGATTTGTCTCTGGTTGAGGCTAATCCGAGTATTGTTTTGAGAAATGCCATGTGTTAATTTAGTAATCTCCTTGGATAGGGCATTGAATTGATGCTCTCTCTCCTGTTCGAACTTGATAGTGTTTTCGAGTTCTTCGTAACCTTTCTTTAGTTCCTTTGCCTTATTTTGAGCATCTACAATTCTATTTAACCGAAACTCTTCCTCAATAGTCTGAGTGCAGGTAGGGCATACCGTATTTTCATTAAAAAACTTATGCTCTTTTGTAATTGCAGATACTTTCTGGGAAATTTTACCTTTAAGATTGTTAAGCTTTACTAACTTATCACCAGCACCGATAACTTCTTCTTGCTCTTTTGTTAATGAGTGAATTTTTTCTTCAGTGATATCATTCTCATTCATGTAAATGCCAACTTCTTTATCTAAATTGACAATCTTTTCTTTATTGGCATTTATATTGGCATTTCCACGATTCTCAAGTTCTTCGATGAAATTTTTTTGCATTTCCATCTTATCTTTAAGATTCTCTTTTTTAAGATTCAAAGATTTAATTTGATCTTTTTTTGTACGAATATAATCCTTTATGAGACCGTTCATTACAGAAAAGATACGAATATCTAAAAGATCTTCAATAACTTCACGTCTATTGGCAGTTGTTAACTGCATAAATGGAACAAAAGCACTGCTACCCAAAATTACAATTTGAGTGAAAGATTTATAATTGACTTTAAGTATATTTTCTTCAAGTATACGTTGATTAGCACGATCATCCGATTCTTTATGAAGAGGATTACCATTAACTTCAATGTCAAAGATACTTGGCTTGATTCCCCTACGAATAAGATAATCTCTGCTGTTTACAGAAAACTCAATTTCAACTAAACAATCTTTTTCATTTACAGTATTGACTAATTGAGGTTTATTAATTTTACGAAAAGGTTTATTGAACAAAACAAAAGTCAATGCATCAAGCATCGTTGACTTTCCTGCTCCATTTGTTCCAATAATTAGATTCGTATGATGTTGCTGAAAATCAATTTCTGTAAACTGATTGCCAGTGGAAAGAAAATTACGGTAACGGATTTTTTTAAAGGTTATCATTCTTAGGAGGAATCACAATGTCATTAGGTGTAATAATCGCATACTTATAGGAGTAATGCTTACATGTTTTTATTGCAAGTTCATCGTCAACTTCTACTACATCCATTATAGCATCTTCTTGGTCTTCTAGCATCATAGCATACCTTTCGGCATCATCCTCTTCTTCAAATAAAAATAAAACTTTGTGCCCATGTTTATCTTGAACAGCATAAGCACCACTTTCTTTTTTATCTTTGACAGTAAGAAGAAACATTTACTCTACTTGACAAGCTTGTGCATACAAATCCTGAAAAATATTTTTGATTATATTTTTATTTAAATCAAATTCAGATTCATCAATATATCTATTTAAAATCGAAAGTGTGTTTTCATCTTCACTTACTTCAAAATCTTCAGATTCTTGAATATTAAAATTTTCAACGATTTTTAAATCTTGAACTCCTGATGAATAAATCTTATCGATAAATTTTTCAAAGTCTTTTGGTTTTGATTTTTTACGAACAATAACTTTTACAATTTTATTTTTATATTCTGTTGCATTGAAAAGTTTATAATTCGTATCTTCATAATAAACATTATAAAATAATTTATATGGATTATTAACTGGGATATGAGTGAGGGTATCCGTATCGAAAATGGTAAATCCTCTTGCATCGTTTACATCATTCCAGAACATTTCATATGGATTCCCTAAGTAGAAGATTTTTCCGTTGTCCGATCGTGTATGGTAATGACCTGAGAAGACTTTAGTGAACTTGTCAAATAATTTGCTGTCCATACCGTCTTCCATGATGTGTCCACGATGTGCTCTAAATCCGTTGAGCTCAAGGTGCCCCATCGCACATAGGCTAGATGTATTTTTAATACATTCGATAGTATTTTCGTAATTTTCCGCATTAATCCAAGGTATAAACAATACTTTTAATTTATCTAAAATAACTTCAGTAACTTCACTATAAGTTTTAATGTTATCATAAGTTTGAAGAAGAAGTTCTGGTGAATTTACATTGTTAGTATTTTTGTAGTAACAATCATGGTTTCCAATGATCATATGAACATCATAATTTTTAAGTCTGTCAAAGACGACTCTTTTTGCCCATTCTAAACTCTGATAATCAATTGACTTTCGACTATCAAAAGCATCTCCCATATGAACAATAGTATCAATTTTTTCTGCTTCTATGGTAGGAAAGAAAACATCGTCATAAAATTTTTGAAAGTAATCGTGCAGATGTTTAGATCCTTTTCTGCACCCATAATGAGTATCGGAAATGATTGCTACACGCATTATCGGTTTTTATGCTGAATTTGATCCTTAATGCTATTATACTCCGAACTGTGCCCAGAAAGCAAGCTGTCATCAACCATCATAACCTCATCAAACCCAGTGCGTTCGATAATCTTGGTCTTGATGTCCAGTTGCTTTTTCTCCTTCTGAATGCGTCTCAAGAAAGCATAATGGATAATTTGAGTAAAGTATGCAAAAGGGTTCTTTGATTTATCTGGATCAAAGTTGTGAATGTATTGTACGCAATTTTCAATCCCATCAGAAATCATATCTTCACGGAACATATAGTTCACAAAATTAGGTTTATATGAGAGATGCGTTGCAATCTTCAAAAAACATTCACCAAGATAATTTGGGATTGGAGGTTTTCCTTCCCAATGCTTTCCCCTTTCTTGTTTTGGTTGTTCTGTAAGATCTTTATTGAAAGTCTTCATGTATGATTTCTCTACCTTAGAACGATAGACAATCATTGCTTCCAATAATTCTTTATTGTTTACATAATGTTCTGATTTCTTTTTGGGCATAACTCATTCTCTTTAATCATAAAACTATAAGTTGTCTTTATTATAACATACTTTTTA